TCAATACGAGCTGACCAGTCATCACACATGAAGTATGTTATCTTATCTCTGGCCACTCTCACCTTCTCAGGTGATACATTCTCTATCTTATACAGCTCACCTTTCTTATTATAGCATAGTTTAAAGTATACTCTATGGTGTACTATCAACTGTTGAGCTATAGCCTTGCTGGTCTTGTTGAGCTTCATCTTTTTTTCAAAGGTGTACAGCTTCAACTTATCCTCATTGGACATCTTAGCCGTTTCAAGAGTATATCCACCGCCTACTATTGCATTAGTCTTGAAGTCCACTATTGCACCATGTAAAGGTGATGTGTAGTATAACTGGTTAAGTAGCTCAGGGAACATATTATCTTGACCAAATGGTATATAGCCAGCTATCTGATATCTACCATTAACATAAGGCAGTGATAAATTGGCGTTGCCTACGTTACCAAATGGAGTGCTAAAAGATTGATATCCTTCCACTACTTCTGTTGCTTTAGGCTTACTGCCTACGAATCTACTATACCATGCCATTAGTCATATATTGAGTTAAGTGTTACACCTGCCACTACCATCCTACCCTCTTCTATCATGGTCAAGCCAGTAGGGTCTAAGGTAGGGACTGAGCTCTGATACACCTTGTATCTATACTGACCTTTGATAAAGTCAATATCTGTGGGCTCATCAAGTGTGAATAGGTTAAATCTTGAGGGATATACAGAAGTATCTGTGCCTTCCCAGTATATAGGGTCGGGTGCAGTGTTGAACTCATCCTCAAACTCAAATAAATAGTAAGCGTCTGGGATGGTTGTAACCTCTGTTAAGGTCAGAACAAACAAGTTGACTGTGTCTTTCTCAAGATATATCATACCTATATTGTACTACTAAAAAATAATTGTTAAAAAAAAGCCCCACTAAGTAGTGAGGCTGTTTATAGATATGATAGGGTTAAGATAGTAAACCAGTCAACACTCCAGTAGTCATTGTATAGGCTAACTGGTCATTCTCCGCAAGCAGTGTAACACTGTACTTAGAGCCATCTGCACGAGCTGTACCTGAGCCTTCACCAGATGCAGTCAACTGCAAGTATGGGAAGAACCAAAGGATGCCGTTCTGATCCTCTACTATTGCAGATAAGTACTGCTGTCCAGAACCAAGTACCTTGATTGCATTAGACTTAGCTGCCTCTCTTCTGTGGAACATTAGGTTGATAGTCTGAGTCACAAAACTTGAGCCATTGATTAAGTCAATATTGCTCTCCTCTGTGTATCCAGATGTATTACGTCTGAACTCAAACTCAGTGAATGGATCAGCAGCAACCACTAAGTCAAGTGCATCAATAGTGTATGCATCACCCGGGTTAACAACAGGGCTAATTGTTGATAATGTATCCATGTCTACGTTATCCTGTAGATTTATATAAATTCTTTTGATGCCACCGCTATTGTTATCACAGCTTTTTTCAATGGCTATTAGTGCTTCACAGCTCATAGGTATATTTTTTAAAGATTAAAAATAGGGAGGCACTTACTACCTCCCTTTATATTTAGATGTAGAATGGGTTATACAAAACTATCTCAGTAGGGTTAGTATAGAAGAAACCTACCTTCATGTTGGCACGAGTTCTCAATACAGGCTCAGCAACTGAGTCAGATAAGTTGATAGCTTTCAATGCTTTTGAATCTCCCTCTGCATCAAATGCATAGATAAGGTTATTTTTCAAAGTCAACACCATAGTGTTATCTGGCATACCTTCACAAGTCACTACATTGATACCTAAGAAAGTTAATCCTAATGGTAATGTAACGAAAGTTTGAGTGTTACCAGATGCTGCTTTCAACTCATATGCATTAGCTACGTTTGTTGATACATAAAATCTTAAGTCAGCTTTACGTCTTACTATAGATGCAGGAGCAGCATTAAGCATAGCCTCTAATTGAGTCAATACATTAGATGTAGTGATAGCTCCATCATATAAACCTATAACATCTGTATCATAGAACATCTTGAATAAGTATCCAGTACACAAAGACAATAATGGATCAAGAGATGCATCATTACCTTGCCATCTCAACACCTCAATGTCTTGACCAATAGTCAAAGCCATCTCATTCCAGTAGTATGCCATGAAAGATGCAACAGTGAAGTCACCATTAGATCCTTTTGTCATTTGCAAAGCTAAGAAAGACTGCTCTAAATCAAACTGACATAGCTCGGCCATTGCAGATAGGGAACAAATTTCAATATCAATCGCGTCTAACAAATCAGTACTTGGTGAGAAAGCACAGTTGTATGCTTGCAACACTTGACCAAATACTACATTGGCTAATTTTGTTTTTGACTTCACACCTGGTAAAGTTCTAAAGTTGTTAGGAATATCAGGGCTTGATAAATAAGCCTTTGAATAAAACTCCTCTGGGTTCGCAGCTAATAATGCGTTTGTTTCAATATCTAAATTGAATTTAAGATTACGGTTCATGTTATTTGGTTTTTGAAAATTTTACAAATTCTTTAAATTTCTCATGTGAAGTCAACTCCACACTCTCTGTTTCTGTTTCTGTCTCAACAGCAAGACTCTCCTCAAGTTGGTTCTTTAAGTCAGCAATCATTCTGATAACTGCATTCATGTGCTCCTCAAGCATTGGTGCTACGATAGCAAGGATAGCCTCTGTATCAACTGCAGGGTCAATAGCCATTTCCTCTTGTACTGGTGCATCAGCCTCAGCATCCTCAGCCTCAGCCTCTGGGTTCTCTGCTGCAACTTCAGCTTCCTCTTCTGCTACTGGGTCAGCAGCCATTTCTGCTTCCATCTCTGTAGGCATTTCTTTGATCTCGATAATCTCTCCGTCTTTAACAACGTAGATTTTATCCTCAATCATGTGTTCTCCATCTGGTAACTTCATTGTATTTAATTTTAATTGTTCCGATAATTTCATGCCTAAGAATCCCTCAATAGAGTAACCTACCTGACCAGACTCAACCAGTGCATCATAGTATTCTCTGTCAGTTACTTGGCTTGTCAACATCAACGTCCCTTTAGGTACCTCAATGCCGTATGTTGTGAATGCTTTGTCAGTCTCTGGACTGTCTACTATCCAGGCCTCAAGAATGTATGCAGGAACTTTCTCATCTTGATCATGCTCAAGGTTAAAGATGTTCTTATTGCTAAGATTAAGCATGAACTTAGCGTGTATCTGCTCAATCACCTCTGCAGTAAATTGAACATCATACTCTTCACCATCCTCATCTTGTCTATAGATGTTCATTGGTATCATGGCAGGTGCAACAATACGCATCTTGACTGAGTCACTGAATGTCATAGGAGCAACATGAGAATTGAATGCCATACCTTTAACCTTAATAGCAGGCTTGTTGGTGAAGGCAATCATCTCCATACCTAAGTCCTCCCCATCTGAGTAGGCCTCATCAATAGTGATCTTGTATACTGGTCTGTCCATGCCTATATTGTAAAAAGTATTATATTTGTTAAAAATTATATTTATGGTAACAATTTTAGGTAAAGAAGTACCCAACCAATTGAATGAGTTGACGGTGCAACAGTTCGAGGACATCACAACAATCCATGCAAATCAAGAGCTGGATGCTATTGAGAAACACATTGACGTATTCACTCTGTTAGGAGTGCCAGAGGCAGATTGGGATGATGTATCTATTGAGGAGTTCAAGGAATGTGTTAAGCAGTTTAACAATCTTAGTGGTAAGCCAGAGCTACAACCGTCCTTTGAGCACATGAACTACACTTACACCGCCTTTGAGGATACCTTCAAGCTATCTGTTAGGGACACAAAGCACATTGACAAGGTTATGCACTCAAGACATAAGGGATACATCTCAGAGATGCTGGCTATCCTGTTCAAACGTACTGACTTGACAAAGGCTGAGCACTATGCAGATGCACACATCAAGCTCAAAGCAAAGATAATCAGAGAGCTCAAGGCAGAGATTGCCGTTCCTTACTTAGTTGAGGTAGGTCAGAAGTTAGCTAAACAAATGCCTAAGGATGTACCTACCGAAGTCGTGGAGTGAGATAGATGTATTACAGTTCAAAGAGATTAGAGAGCTGTATTCTATACAAGAGGTGTTCACCAGGGAGATAGAGATACTTTCTGCCCTGGCTGACATACCATCCGATGAC